ATCAGATGATTTCAGAATAGGTAAATATACCAATTACACCTTGAAACATTTTGTGGATCGTGTTAGAATATATGATGACGAAAAATTTAAATACAAATTCTATAATATCGAACTCAAAGATGAATAATCTATTCGAAGGTGTCCGTATAGTCCGTTTACAAAGCGGTGAGGACATTATTGCTGGATACTCAGGTAATACAAACACTAATGTTGTTGTGTTGGACAATCCAATGCATCTCATCTTTAAAAGAACATCTCAAGGTACTGTTATGATGATGTTACCTTGGTTGCCTATTGAATTGATTAAAGATAACATTGCAACCGTTCTTTCTGGTGACATACTTACTATCGTTGAACCTAAGGATGATTTGAAAGAATACTACCACAATGTTATCAATACTACTCAAATGAAAATGTTAAAAGATAATACACTTAGTCAAAATCTAAGAGAGGCATCAGATGAACAAGAGGATGATTATGAAGAAGATGAAGACCCTGAGGGTGACTTAACAAAGGAAGATGTTGTTGAGATTATCAAAAGAAAGAAGTCTGGCAGACTGCATTAGCAACTAATATCATTCTCAAACAGGACACCGCCACTATAACACTTGTCAAGAACAAAAAGAGGTAAATATGAATGAATATGTGAAAACATTCCAAAAACAGAAATATACATTAGTTAAGAACTTTATTCCAAAAGATACAGCTGAGTACCTATTCAACTATCTTAGGTTGAGTACACACATTGCCGTTGCAACAGGCACAGCCAAACCAGACCCGCAAGTACCAATGGGATTTCATTCTAAACATGGTGACATGGCAATGGAAACATTGATGAAGATGATGAAACCTAAAATGGAAGAAGTCACAGGTTTAGAATTGTGGCCTACTTACACCTATACTAGATTGTATAAATCTGGTGATGACTTGAAAAAACATAAAGATAGACCATCCTGTGAGATATCAATTACTTTGAAACTTGCTGATACAGGCGGGTACAATTGGCCAATATGGATGGTAGATACACCATATTCGCTTGACATTGGCGATGCAGTAGTGTATCGTGGCTGTGAGTTAGAGCATTGGCGTGATGTGTGTGAAGGTCCTAATGATTATAGAATGGGACAAGTATTCATGCATTATGTAGATAAGAACGGTCCGTATGCTGACCACAAATATGATAAACGGCAATGGATTGCTAAATTCTACGAAAGTGAAATATAATAAAATGAATGAAAAGAAACCAAGACACTATGTAAACAATGCTGATTTTCTGGAGGCTCTAATAGAGTATAAAGAAGACTGTGATGTTGCCAAAGCAGCCGGCAAAGAAGACCCACAAATTCCAAATTATATTGGAGAGTGTTTTCTAAAAATTGCAGAACATCTTTCAAGGAAACCTAACTTCATATCATACTCATTCAGAGATGAAATGATTGCCGATGGTATTGAAAACTGCCTAATGTATTTTAGGAACTTTGATCCAACTAAGTCAAAAAATCCATTTGCATACTTTACCCAAATCATTTACTATGCCTTTCTCCGTAGAATTATGAAAGAGAAGAAACAACTGTATGTTAAGTACAAGGCAACAGAGCAGTTTGGTTTGCTTGGTGAAAATGAAATGTTTGAGGACTCAGACGGCAACATGAAACAGTTTCAACTGTACGATAACATCTCCGAGTTCATTCATACCTTTGAAGAAGCAAAGAAAAAGAAAAAAGAAGGCAAGACTAAAGGTGTTGAAAAGTTCTTAGAACAATTGCCTTAAAATGCTTGACAACCCCATCAATATAAGTTATACTAAGAGACTATGAAAATTGCTTTGGTTAATGATACTCACTTTGGTGCAAGAGGTGATAGTGCAACATTTAATGATTTCTTTTTTAAATTTTGGGAAGGCACATTCTTTCCTTATCTAAAAGAACACGACATTAAAACACTCGTTCATTTGGGTGATGTTGTTGACCGTAGAAAGTTTATCAATCATAATATTGCATCTGATTTTCAAAATCGATTTATGAAACGACTGTGGTCAGAAGGTATTGATACCCATATTATGATTGGCAATCACGACACCTATTATAAGAACACAAACAAAGTAAATGCAATTCATAATCTTTGTTCAACTTATGACGGTGTACATGAGCCGTTCATCTACACCGATCCAAAGATAGTTACATTTGATGGTGTTGATATTCTATTGATGCCTTGGATATGTGAAGATAATTATGAACAGTCTATGGAGTTTTTGAAGACTGCACCTGTTGAAGTTGTATTCGGGCATTTTGAGATTTCAGGATTTGAAATGGACAGAGGCAATATCTGCCATGAAGGATTAGATAGAAAACTATTTGATAGATTTGATATCGTATTGTCTGGTCACTTTCATCACAAGTCAACAAGTGGTAACATCACATATCTTGGTAATCAATATGAAATGACTTGGGCAGACTACAATGACCCAAGAGGATTTCATATCTTTGATACTGAGACAAGACAAATTGAATTCATACAAAATCCAAATAAGATGTTTCATAAAATTACTTACGATGACGGCAGTAATGATTTTGAAGCGTGGAAAAAATACAATTACAATTCATTGAAAGATGCATTTGTAAAAGTGATTGTAGTTAATAAACAGAATCCGTTTTTGTTCGATAGTGTGTTAGATAACATTTATAAAGCTGGTGTTGCAGACTTATCAATTGTAGAGGATTTTACTGATGCTCTAATTGATTTGGATCAAGAAATCGTTGACCAAGCAGAAGATACGATGACAATTCTATCTAAGTATATTGACAATCTAACATTAAATGTTGAGAATGAAAAACTAAAAACACTAATGCGTGAACTGTATGTTGAAGCATTAAATACGGAAAGAACAGAATGAACTATAAAACAATTTACAATTATCCAAAAGAAAGACAAAGAATCTTTTATCCTTGGTGCTATTGGGATGGTGCATTTACTAATGAAGAACTAGATAAGATGTGTGCCTACTTTGATACACAAGGTGTTGAGAGAGGCACAACAGTTGGTAATATAGAAAAAGATGAAAATGGAAAAGAGATTGTCAAATCAAAACCAAATGAAGATGTTAGAGTATCAAATGTAAAATTCTATAATTGGGAACCTGCCAATGCAGATACATCATGGATTTTTCAAAAGATGAATTATGTTATTGATTCTATCAACAATCAATATTATGGATTTGAACTGAATGGATACGATACATTCCAATATACAGAATATGAAGCACAGGAAACAGGTCGATATGATTATCACATGGACACAATCATGGGTAAAAATGTTCCTGCTGATATGAATGAGATAAGAAAATTATCTATTACAATGTGTGTGAATGAACCTGGTGAAGAATATGAAGGTGGAGAATTTCAAATTAATAATGGACAAGAAAAAGATGCCGAAACTATCCCAACTAAAAAAGGAAGAATGATTATTTTTCCATCGTTTATGATTCACCGAGTTGCGCCAGTAACTAAGGGTAAAAGAAAATCAGTTGTTGTGTGGGTAACAGGACCAAAATTTAAATAATGATTATATTTCGTTATGTTAGGTGGAAGAATCTTCTTTCCACTGGTAATTATTTTACAGAAGTCAAATTAGATAACAATCAAAATACTCTGATTGTTGGAAACAATGGTTCAGGAAAAAGCACAATGCTTGATGCGTTGTGTTTTGGTCTGTTTGGTAAAGCATTTCGCAACATCAACAAACCTAGTTTACTGAATTCAATCAACAACAAAGATTGTATTATTGAAATTGAGTTTGATACAAACAACAAATCATATAAAGTTATTAGAGGCATTAAACCAAATGTCTTTGAAATCTATCAGAACGGTGAGTTGTTGAATCAAGATGCCGCTGCAAGAGACTATCAAGAAATTTTAGAGAAGACTATTCTCAAATTAAATTACAAGTCATTTACACAAATTGTAATTCTTGGTTCCGCATCGTTCACTCCATTCATGCAGTTGTCATCATCCGACCGCAGAGCAATCATTGAAGACTTGTTAGACATTCAAATCTTCTCCACAATGAATGGTATTCTTAGAGAGAAATTATCTGGTAATAAAGATTCAACTACATCTAAAAAATATGACATTGACTTGTCTCAGCAGAAGTTTGAGTTACAAGAAAAGTATATCAAAGAGTTGAAACAAAACAATGATGTTAAGGTGAAAGAATATGATGAAGAGATACAAAGTAATCAGAGTGTTATACAGACCTTACATGACGAGACTGCAAACCTCATCACAGAAGTTGCTACACATCAAACCTCTGTGGAAGAGAAAACTTCAGTTGAGAATAAACTCAAGACTATTACAAAACTTGAATCGCAAATTGAAAGCACAGTATCCAAATATAGAAAGGATATCAGTTTCTTTCAACATAATGACGATTG